CTACTCCTTCTTTCCCGAAACATTATCGAACCCTTTCAGCTTGTTTATGATCGCTTTAGGGAAGAAGCCCGGGCAAATCTCTTCTACGTTCTCAATAATACTTAAGGCCTCACGTACCATTAATGCCGTACAAGCGAAATACCGGAACCAGACAAAACTATCGACTACCTGACCGGCGATCGAGAAATTACCCATCACATGCGACAGGACTAATACACAACTGTAAATGATAAGCTTACGCCCGATCATACCATAAGCTTTACTACTGATGTCTTTGGATAGCCAGTGCTTGACAAAGCCGAGCACCGTATCAACACATACAAGGACAATCAACCATTTGACAAACTCCCAGTCACCAAAAACATAGCGCTCAAAGAGTTCCAGCAAAGGAGAAAGAGGCAAGGCAATCAAGGCAATCATCTTCAAATTTTTCATATTCTTGGATATATAAACTTTAATCGTATATTTGTCATGGTAATACTAAAATAGCATTGTGTGCGGCTAATCTCACCTATGTACCCCATTTATGCCGCACTTTTCCGCCCCATCTGTGAAGACAGGGCGGATTCTTGTTACTTGGATTTGGATGCCGGTTTGGGCTCTAAAGTGGCTTTTACCTCTCTGGTGATCTGATCGAATACTTCAAAGTGCGCTGCAACATTCTCCGACTCCGGAAGGGACATTTGTTTACTGCCTGATTCCAACAGCAAATACCCGATATACCGCCCGGAGGTTACGGGCTGCTTGCCTGTAGGGGTGTCAATATCTTCCGTGACCGTTTTAATGATTTCACAATGAAGGCGGCTGAGATTATCGTTATTGACACTGTAGTTTACATTGTACTGATAATCTCCTGAAACGGCTTTACCGTTTACTTGAACTGTTCTTGATTCTTCTTGAAACATAATTTATTGATTTTGAGAGTTAATAATTACTTTGTCTAATTCATTATAAATAGCGGTTTTCACCACTGCGAGTATCGGAGCCGGATCAACGTAATTTCGAATGATATTTGCACCTTGTTCGTCAACTTCAACTTCACCTTCTTTATATATCCGTTGGGCAAGCTCCAATTCACCCAAATCGGGTGTATTACAGTAAATAGCGTTTCCTACTGTTTTAGCCACGTCGAACTCTTCAACTTCTCCGTCAATAGCTGTTTTTACTTTAATTCTTCTAAAATTGATTTTCATATTTTATTTATTTTGAATTTATCATTGTAATCTGCGCTGACAATGCTGTTTACCAAACGTTGCGCCCTACAACAAACACACGGAATGGACAATCACGGGGACCCTTGTTTGCGTCAAGCATTAAAACCTCAAAATAAGAGTTGTTTTGCGTCTCTACCTGACCGAATACCCAACCATAACCACCCAATCCCTGTACTAAGACAGCGTACTGCGGATGACGTAAGTTGTGGTATATCCTGTATTTTCCAGTAGCTATTTTCTGTGCACTGGTTAAGGTGCACCCGTTGCCCCATTCATTAGTGACTGTACCCGCTTGATATACATATCCGGTACACAGCATTCCGGGAGCGTTCCACTTTTCACCGCCCCTTTGGGCGAAAATATGGCTTCCATACGATTCTATCGAATTTGCAGTGCCTGCGTTAGCCAAACATCTTAGAGCAAAACCGGAACTTCCGTATGATTCAATACTTAGACCACTGTAATTGTCGTTTCGTATGGACATCAATGCTGTGCGTGAAGTTGTAGGGCTGTCCCCCTCTTCGTTAATACGAAGGAATTTATTACCGGACATGTTTAACAGGATCTTAGCCTGCGAATTGCTTGCCGAAACAAGAGAGCCTCCCGATATATTCCAGGCACCGATCTTTGCACCATCAGTTACCGTAAGGTTTCCGGTTGTGATCCTCTGTGCTGAAAATGCCTGTGCCACCACTTCCGCCGCTTCAATCACATTGGCAGACAGTTTGCCGTTTGCGTTGATGGCGGCTGTCTGTTGACCTGTGTTATTTTGAAAGAGAACGTTGTCTGACTTCAAAACGATCTTGCGGGAGGTGATGTTGATTCCGGTTTCGACTAAGCCGTTTTGGGTGGCGGTGACACGACCGTCTGCGGCTTCGGCTTTGTTATTGGCTGTGCCTGCTAAGGAATTGGCGGAATTTGCCGTTTGTTCTACTACGCTTAATTTTGCGTGGTCTGAACTTAGAGTTAACTCAGCCGCACTTAATCGCCTACCTTGATCGTCCACTTTGTTTGCAGTTAAAGCTATGCTTTCCTGCGTCTGCTTTATTTCGGTATAGTATCCGTATGTGCGGACGGGTTCAGTTCCATCGGTGCGAACGGGGAACGATGTATTATACGAACCGTGATAATCGGTTTGATAAACGTTGATTACGTTTGGGTCAATAGTATCATCTACTGTTACGTCATACATAGAACCGCCCCTAATACCCATTCTACACGTAGACGTTTCAGTTATTTGTCCCAAATCAACAACTATCTTTGCACCCGCAGAAATCCATGATTTAGTATAGTCAAAGATATTGGTTACTGCTGGCAACGAACCCCAACCCGAACCGGACATCTCAAACGTTAAGTTCATAGAAAAACCGCCATCGTGTGTACCGTATGAAGGTTTTCCGTATCCCGCATTAAGAGGCCTACTTATTTCAACCCTTGTTTTGTGGTAAACCGGAATACTTATAACCAACGGGAAAAACTTATTATTGTCCCATCCTCTTAAATCTATTCGCTTTGATATATGCCTATTGGTGGTACTATTAATAACACTAATATCACCAACAACAGACGTGATACTTTTTTCGGTCTGTTCGATGCGTGAAGCAAGTCCGGTAACACGTCCATCAACGGTATTTATCTTTTCAACGGTGGATGTTATCTTACCTTCGACTACACTAATTTGACTATTGGTATATTCAGCACCTTTGTAAACTGCATCCTGAAAATTGGGACTCCATGCGGTTGCAATTTCACCCGCTTCTACTTTGAAGTCTTTCACCCATATATAAGCCCATGAAATTGATTCTAAATCCACAAAGTGATATGTAGCGCTTTGGGCTTCTGTGTTTCTTGTGACATCAAAAGTATGTTTAAAATAACTCCATTGGTTATCGGCTGTTGACCTAACAGTATAACTTTCAGAATCACATACATCTATAGTAAAGCCTACAGGAGTACTCTGAGAACCTTTTATCCAGCCGGATACAGTATACTTACCCGGTATTGGAGGGATTACGTGCATTATTCTCATGCCTGAGTCTCCTGCGGATGATGGATTTTTACCCACAAGATAAAAACCATGCAAAGACACCTGTCTCTCTATAGTGATATTAGGCGAATTAAGGTGTTCTAAAGCAGTTGAAGTATAGCTGTACAGGTTGTTAGCTCCTATTCCTAAATTTTCTACCTTAGTTTTAACGGATAGTTCGATTTTTCCGTCAACGGCAAGTATCTGTGTGTCGGTGTACTTTTTTGACTCAGTGAAAGAGTCTTTCGGTGCGGGCTTCCATCCGGTCGCTGTGTCTCCTATTTCTATTTGAAAGTTATTGATTCGGCAAACAGTACTACCGCCTAACTGTATGTACGCTGTGATATCGGTATCTAAACTATCCTCTATATCATCGGGGACTTTGATAGTATGAACATACCTACCTTTGTCAGTCGTGGGACTGGTAGAATCAACATACTTAAATGCGCCGATATAGTAATATTGGGATGTGCCCGATTTATAAATAGCTTTTTCAAGTCCGAATCTTTGTGATGATCCCATCTTTAAATTGCTATACGCATAGTCGAACGAGATTGTCAAGGTTTTGCCTTTTAAGTCCGTCCACGCTTTCGATAACTGAAACGTATATTGTGCGCTTGACCCATCCAATGCCTGTTGGGATTGTAACATCAGGTTCTCACCTCCGATATTCAATTTTCTTTCAGTTGCAGACGGTATCCAATTAGCTACACCCACACTACCCTCGGTGATTACAGCCCATTTAATGTATGTTTCCGTTGATTCCTGTTGGGGAAACTTATAGAAGTAGAAATATGCCCCATCTGAATTAATGGGCGTTATAGGCTGCGAAAGTACCGTTTCTTCTGCACTTTTCGGCAAAGAGCCTATCCATCCGTACGAAGGATTATTATACGCCCTGATAACATCTGAGTCCGCACACTTATAGCACACAGTAAGGGTATAGGTTTTGCCTACTTCTAAATGAACATCATACCTATACGCTCCCATTTGATAGGGGTTAGCATTTAGTTTGTGGTTAGAGTCGTAAAGCAGATTAACGTCCGCTACTTTCATACTGCGTATGGCAAGCTCGATCTTTCCCGGTATAGCCGCTAACTCGGTAGCAATATTACTAAACTCCTGTTCGATGCTCTTTCCATTTCTCAGAATGAAAATACCTTTCAGAAAACAGTTCATCGCATACAGGCCGTATCCGGAGGGTTGGAGGTCAGCCGGAAAGTCTGTATCCGTCATGCCATCGAGACAACCCAAAATCACTTTGTTCTTTCCGGCCAAAGACGTGGAGTTTACCCCGTCCAGTACAGAAATACGCGGCTTGCCATCTTCCGAAGCGGTGAGATACAAAATACCCTGTCTGTTCGGATTCGTGAGGTTACCCATCTGAACCAGATCATCACCAACGGCCGGAGTTGTACCATTTGGAAAAACGGATTTAAGTATGAGAATCGAATCATCATTAACCGAGGCAACCGGAACCCAGTAGTATTTAACGTGTCCGGATGTGTAGACCTGACAACGTACCAAGTCATCAGTGACAAACATCATGTCGCCCTCTATACCTAAAACATAGTAAGCCGGATCGCCGGACGTTTCCGAAACGGACTTAACACGCCCGTTGGCGGATGAAATCACCAGACCGCCGTTAACCGCACGAACTTTCGAAATGATAAGTTCAAAAATGGTCATGGCCTTACGGACTACGGCATTATCTATTTCAAGGTTCCAATCTCCATTGATAGCCTTGTATAGCTTCATCCCTTCACCCATCAGTCCGGGGATAAATCTTTCTGAACTGATATAGTCCTTGACTATGGTTTGAAACAGGGTTGCGACGTGCTCAACATTCAGATCGTATGTTTTTGCAAGTGCCTGAACGAGTAAATTTAAAGTATGCGTATCACCTTTTGCCCAAATATCCGCGCCTGTTGAAATATTCCCTTCCGAATGGAGTGTGCCAACATTGGCCGAACCGGTTACTTCCAATGTAGCGGCTTTAACTTTCATCCGGGCAACTAAAGATTGTAATTCCGCGTCGCCACTTTCGTTGATAAATGTAAGCCCATCACCAACAAACAGCCCTTTCAGGAAAGTGATAGGCTCTCTAGCTATATCCGCTTTTACCTTGCTTAAATAAAGATCATCTATCTTCTTCAAAGCCTCTTTAATCGCTGCATCTATCTCCTTCAAAATGCGGAGCGAAGAAAGCGTATTATCATCGGTTAACTCTGTGGCGGTATCCGATGAAGCAATGATACGCGAACGAATCTCTAACAGCGTTCGGAGCGATGACAGTACGTTGCTATCGGTAAATGACTTTGTGTCGGTAGCCTTTACAATGTCAACCGAAGCACCTCCACCGCCTCCGCCGTTAACAGTAATGCCGCCAGCCGTCCGGGTGATAACAGCCCCAGCCGGATAGTTCTTTGACCGGGGTTTCGCAGGAATGGATGTAGTTTTAATCTTTACGTCTTTCATGTCTCTATCATAATACACCGGAACTGCTCCATCTTATAATCGATACTTCCTCCGGCATTAATGAATATCTTATTAACCAGAGATTTGTCCGACAGTCTGGAAATAGGAGTTAAACCAATCGTTTCTTCTATTTCTTGTGTTAGCTTGATACGAGTAGTGCTATATCGATTGATTATACGCTGGATTAAATGCTCCTCCGGACGAATAGCCCTGTCAACCAGTACCGAATACAAATTATCACGAAGATAGTCCTCTCCTATCATCACTTTCGAATAGCATGCCCCATCATTGTTGTAACTGGATATTTTAAACTCGATTTCGTCTAATTCGTTAATGTAGTCTTCGTTAACGACATTTTCATAATAACGGTCTGTATTGTCGGTAGTCTTTTCGGCCTCGGTGCTCTTTCCATATTTAAAGGAAAAGTCTTTTAACAAGAATCCATTTATAAAAATAGCATTATGTATTTTAGATGCGTAAAGAGTAAATTCAAGCTCGCCATATAATAGGGTATCAATAGGGATTATTACGCCTGAAACACCTTTATATGGCATATATATTGTTTTTTGGTTCTCAATGGATACATAATCTAATCGGGCTTTGTTATTCTCTTCGGAGGCGGGAAGTCTAAAAAAATAATTGGGATTTGCAGACCATGCGAATGGGGCCAATCCGTTAGTACTGCCATAATATTTATTACCGATCCGTAATTGGCAAGCAGCCAACGGCATGTACGTGCCCCGGCTATTGTCCCAAGGAATCAAATCCATATCCGCTATCGTCTTATAGCTTCCAGATACAGCAAAGGCCCCTGATTCGTACACTGAGGACGCACCTTTAAAATCCATTATCTTTGTTAAGAGTTCCAGCCCGCCTATCATTGATAAGTCACCGACAGCACCCAAACACCTGGCTTGTATAACATTTGTAAACGAATAGTCTGAAATATCCGGCTTACCGTCCACTATTTTATAATTGCAGTACCTTTCCTGTATTCCTCCTATAAGTTTATGCGCATCATAAGCACGTAACTCTAAATCGTCATTGGTGATAACCGTATCGCCATCATACAGATACATGTTCCAGTTTTTCGGATAAAGAAACTGACGGTAACATTTTCTATCTTTATTCGTATTTAAACGTGACGAAAGAACTTTTGCATCTTCGTAACTCTCTTCCGGAAGTAAATTCCCAACCGGATAGTTACTGTCTTTTACTGTTACTTTATTATAACCGCCCAAAATATCGAGCGTATGATTATCGCCGCTAAAGCCAACTTTTTGGACGTTGATAGTAAATCCTCTCACGGTTGCATATGCGGAAAAGTCCAACGCATACTTATAGTAATCGCCTGCATGATCCACATCTACGAAGTAAAGATCACCCCTCCAATCCACACAAGTCCAATTGAGGAATTTGCATATCTCTTCAAGCACCTCTTTTAGTTTCATTGGCTTGTCATCTTCATCAAAGAAATTCTGTTCACTTATCATCATGTCCTTCAGAACATTTGTCCAAGCCGTATAATTCGATTTATCCTTTGCGTAAACATGTGGAATATATACGTTTGAATAACAGCCTCGAGATTCAGAGACACAACGGGTTAATAATTCCCATAAAGTTACAAACCCTCTTTCTGTCCCGTTTTTGGGTTTATAATCGATATACTCCAAAGCGGACATGGCGCTGACGCATTCAAGTTCCAATTCGAATATAGTACTGCTATAATCTTGTGTGTACAACTCCGGCTTGATAAAGCCACACCACGTTACCACGCCATCACGCTTAAATGTTACACGGTATTGCTGATAAGCTGTGGAAAACAAACTTTGCAAATAATCCGAACCTACTATCCGGATATTGGCCGTACTGAGCCTGGACGGGACGTATAAGAAATCATCATCATCGATATCTACAGTAAATGGATTTCCAGCCCCCACTAATTCAGTAGGAGCCCCCACATACCCTTCTTTCTCTATTTCTATAATGCAAGATTTATTCCGGAGACTTGCAAAAGGAATCGTATAAATCAATCCGTAGCTCATAATGGTTTCTTTCCTTGTTTTTTTAATGTGTTATTTATGGAGAGCAGAATATCCGGTCCGAGCACCTTGGCTTTCCCAAATTCTATTTGGACCCTATTTGAACTCCCCAAATTACCAGAGTTGATAGCATCAAACAAATTAGATTGCTGGGTCATATTCAAAATCATTTCCCCTTTATTCAGACGCGCCAATCCTTTATCTCCAAAAGATGTGCCCCCTAAATAGATCCCCCCTGAATTAAATCCGGGAGCGCTAATTCTCGCTGCTTCTATCATAGCCATCATTGTCGCTATTTGTCCCGCCGCCAGAGCCGCCCCGACAAAAGGTATTCCCGCATAAGCCGCTGTACTCTTCGATGCCATTTCTGTAACAGCCGCCGCACTTTTCTTCTGACTATTTTCTAATTCCATTTTTGTCGCTACCTCATCTGCGGCTATTTTAACAACTGTTCCTGCAACCGTTCCTGCTGTACTTTTCTCAAGTCCTTGCTGTGCCTCCTTGGCGCCAGCCAACTTTTTAGCCAAAACTGATATATTCTCAATAGTACGAACTATAGACGTAAAAGAATCAATCGTATTTATCATTGCATTCCAAATGGCCATGATTTTCTCCCATCCCGTTGCATCTACATCATTCATCACATCACGAAGGCTCGTAAAGGCCGATACGACACGATCGGAGCTTGTAGCGATATCCTTGATCCCTGAGTAAAGCGATTCATCCAGCTCCTTAGTGAATTTTTTCACGTCTTCTTTTACTTTAGCTAATTTCAAAGCCTCCTCCAAAGTAGGGACATTGGCTATCGCATTTGACAGTTCATCCGAAAGTTCCTTACCTACTTTCTTTGCCTGTTCCTGTAATTCTTTTGCGTATTCCTTTGCTTTATCAAGATTCTCAGAGGCAACATCCACTTTTGATTTTTTATAATCAAAAGTGGTATCGCGTGATTTCATCTTCACGGATGGGATATGTGATATCGCCTGATCCAGCATGTCCTTGATAAAAGCATCAGCCCTCTCACCGATTCCTTTAATGCTTGCGGCAGACTTAGCGGCCTCAACCGATAGCCCCGCAAGATTTTCATTGAAAGCCTTTTGAGAGATAAGTCCTTTTGAAAGCAAGGTTTTATTTTCTTTAACCTTATCATTGTACTCCTTCTGCACCTTCTCCATCTCTGCGGCCGCCTCATCATATAAAGGATGATCAATAACATCCTGAAGCATTTTGAGATATTTGCTATTAAGTATCTCTTTGTCACCTGACGCTTTGGCCTCTATCAACATCTTCCTCCCGAGTTCATCGACAGCTTTATAATATTCCGACTCCGACATCTTCTCGACTTCCCGGCGGGCATCCAATTCCCTTAAGGATTTAGCGTATTTCTCTTCGGCCTTTTGAAGTTCCGTCTTTTTAGAATCAGGTTCAGGAGGTGTAGAATCAGCCGTAGCCACAGAATTAGCAATCTCCTTGCCTAATCGACCTTTAGCGTCTTTTAGTATCTTGGCGTGTTCGATAAATGCATTCAAGTCATCTTTAAGCCCGTTTTCCCAGCCTAAAGCATCTTGGGTATGCACACCGTATTTCTTTTTAAATCTTTCCTCTTTTACTAAATCCCCGCGAGCCATCGCCCAGTCCGGAGCCATACTTCGTATCGTTTTGCCATTATATGATTTACCACCAATCTTTCCTAATTCATTTTCGCTATCAGCCACCTCTTTAGCAGCCAGTTCGGCTCTTGCTGCACTTTCTAATAATGATATACGCTTTTCAATAACTTTGTTAACGTCTTGATTAACACTCAATTCAGTCCCTAAAATCCCATTTATCTGGGCTAAAATTCTTTTCTTATCTGATAATGTGACATTGGTCTTATTGTATTCCTCTTGCAGAGCGCGAATCTTGATTACTTCAGGAGTTTTTGAGGGAACATCATTCATTCGTTTCTGATATTCATCGAATAACCCTTTTATACGCTTTGACTCCCGATAGGCATTATACAATTTAGCGACTACAGCCCCAATGACCGTCAATATAGCCGTAGGAGCCATGGATATCAGGGTTGCCCTAATCGACATGGCGGCCTTAGAGAACGCCATTTTAATGGAGGCAGAAGTTCTCTGTGCTTTCCACGCTATTTCATTGAATTTTTGGCCGGCATCTTTAGCCGCCCGGCGTGCAGCGGATTTAGCAGCCAACTCAGCCCGGGATATCGACAGAAGTATTTTATTCACCAACCGGCTTGTTACCATAACCATGATGGCGGCAACCGTATAGGTAATTACCGATCTTATATTGTCAGCCGCCACCTTTACCGCGTTCGTTAGCCAATCGATCAAGGCTTTATATTTGCTCTGTACTTCCGTTCCATTCACGAATTCAGTGAATGCATTCTTAAGCCGGTTCACGGAAGTTTCCAAATTATCCGTATCTACGTTGGGAATCATCTTGTCAAGAGCCTCAGCAAACTTAGGAAGAACATCTTTACTCATTAATTTGCCCTGCTTTAACAACTTGTCAAGCCCCCCTACCGATACCCCTGCGGCTTTTGCCATAGCTTGCAGAGCGATAGGTAGGCGCTCTCCCATTTGTAAACGAAGCTCCTCTGAACTAACCTTTCCCTTGGACATCATTTGAGATAATGCCAGAAAGACGCCGTTGCTATCTTCCGCACTCATCCCAAATGCGGTTACTGCACGGGACACAGACTCAAATATTTTCCGCTGATCCATCATAGACATGCCCGATATGGAAGCGGCAGCCGTAAACTTAGCGTAATTCCCGGTCAACGCGTTGATCTCAATACCATATTTCTTCGCCATGTCCAGCAAAAAACGCTGGTTATCGGCGAACTGGGCCATGCTACCGGATACATTCTTCAAAGCAGTGGTAACCCGGCTGGTTTCCCAGGCAACATCGATCAGACGGGATACAAAGTTGCTCAACCCCAATCCACCGGCACCCAGTGCCGCCGCAAAAGTTAAGACCTGCATCTGCATCACTCTTAGACCGTTTTTAACGGAATTCGTACCTCTCTTGAAGTTTTCAGTCAGGAGGTTTATCGCAATCGAAAATGATAATCTACCTGCCATACTATTTATTTATTAGTTTCTTACCCTCTTTCATAAACTGTTCGAAGCGGTCTATATCTTCATTTATTGCTCTTTCCGCTTCCCTGGCCGCCTCTACTTCCTCCCATGGGAATGTTATCAGGTCCATAGCCCCGTTTTTCATCTTCTTGGAATCAATATGCGGCAACATGGTAAAGAATGTCCATAACCGGCTGGCTTCCATCTCTTCTTTACGTTTACGTTCATAGGCTTCAATATACATGGGCAAATCACACAACTCCATTTCCTCCAATGCATATGTAGCATCCAGACCGGACATGATAAGCGTTGACACGATATTGCCTATCATCCCCGGAGTGGTATCGGAATTTATCTTATCTGTACCAGCTCGTTTATTTTGAAACTGGGCCAATACAGACATCCTATTTTCCAAAGACAATACCATCTCACGAACCAATTTCCGGTTGGATAGTGTCTTTTTAAAAACATCAAACGTATATACTTCTCCTTTAGCAACTATTGTGGAGGTATATAGCAATGCGTTTACATCCTCTTTATCTGAATAGTCCATTAAAGAAAATGATTTACCCCTGAGTTGTTCCCAGCGGATAACAGCCTTTATTGTCAATCTTGCTTCCATCCAATTTATTAATTAAAAAGGCGGCCATCTACGGACCGCCTTCGATATTCATCATTATTGTATTTCTTATCCTCCCACCCCGACAGGCTCAACCGGGGCAAGGGCGCCAATTCCCTTAAAAGAAGCACTGCATGAAACAATCTGTCCATTATCTGATTTAATGGATAAGGACGTAATAATTACTTTACCCGTATAGTTCTTTTGCTTTGTATCCTTAGTGAAAGTTCCACCGAAATTATCCTTATCGGCAGACGCAGGGCTCCCCAAAAAGAAGTCAAGTACCTCACCTGTTATCTGCTTACTCAAAAGAGTGTCAAAGCTCATTGCACCTTCTTTTCGGGTTAACAATGATTCACTTGACAGGGTAAAGCTCTTTTTCCCAGGAAGCGAACCGGCCCAGTCCCCCATCATTTTATTAGAAATATCAATCTCTTCTGTTGAAACATCCAACCCGCAGCTGGAAGCAAAAGCAATAGGTTCATCACCGATGAAAAGCATAAGCTCCCCCCGATAAATGTCTTTGCTGGAATCTAATTTTGTTGCCATTGTTTTTAAAATTTTAGTTTTACGTTTCATATTAATCAATTGAAAACTGCAAGACTTGGAAATATTTTCCGGATTCATAATCCTCTGTAGAATCTTCCATCCTGATTTTCATTACCGGATCTACAAAATCCCCCTCCAAAGCATCATAGATAAGACTTGCCAATTCCTGGGAGCGGGTATAATTATCACTCACGGCAGTTACGAATATGGTCGGAACCTGACGAGCAACTCCCATCTTGGTGTACTCCTGCTTGAATCCATCCCGTTGATATATAATAAAATCTCCCTCGGTTCCATTCGGGGCAACCAACGGAAATATTTTATCACCTACCATTGTCTTGATACCCAAAGAATCCTGCAAGATAGCCCGTACCTCTGTTGTTATTTTAAACTTGTTCATTATCCCCTGTCGTTAATACGTTGCACGGCTCTTTCAATCCCCGCATATAGAGCATCCATCGCCTTCTTTTCCTCAGAGACTTTCGCGTCTTCCCAGAATCGGTTGGCGGGCATAAGTCCGCGAGACACCCCCGCCCTTACACTTTTCTTTCCGGTAGTAGTTCTCACCTTGGTTCCGGCATCAACCAAATGGGAGTGATTCCCTCCCGGACGATCAAAACCGGCCAAAGCCCCTAATTTGTTCCGTTTAACCCTGGTGGTAAAAGAGTTCATCAAATGCCCGGTCTGCTTCCCATGATGCAATAGACGCGAACGTAGATTGCTACGCCCTCTCACACGAAAAACATTCACAGCGGCCCGAAGCCCACTTTTTATGGCCTTATCTTTCTCAAAGGTCTCTAACCGGTCTACCAGATAAATTATGTTTTCCCTGTCTATAGTCCTTATTTGTATCATGTATTCAGTTTTTCAAGTGTGATTACAAGCGTGTTATCTCTTTGTGGATCAATCATCTTTATCGCATATTCCACTCCCCGATAAACAACCCTCTGGTTTTCTTTAATCGCCGGATAATTCCGAACCTGAAATACTATAATACTACCGATAAATTGTTCCATGGCATTCACTCCGCTCTTGTCTGCAACAGCAGACATCTTCCGGCGCGAAGCCTTGCAAGTCAACACCGTTTCATATCTATTGGATACAAAACCGTTCCGGTCCTGGCTTTTCACCTCTTCCCTGAATTCCAGAATCTCACGTAACAGTCCCGCTTTCATTTGGAGTAATCAATGTATGGTTGTAATAAATAGTCCAGCAAACCGACTTTGTCCCGCGCCCGTTCCGCGACAAAGTTGACTTCCCGATCCCGAAACAAACCTCCGGCAACAAGAAGGATAGCTGAGAGAATAGGGTCGGGCAGCTTCCCTTCGCTATCCTCCAGCGTATCTAGCTCCCGACGTATGTGATTAGCTACAGCCCCTTCAGCGGCGGCAACATATACACCAATGATACTATCATCATCGGTGTATTCTGTTTCGATGTAAAGGTGCTTCTTCGCCAAATCTAACGATACGTACTTCATGGCTTACTTCATTGAGGCAATGGAGAATGACTCAGGGCGAATCATACCCATATTCCAATAAGAATTAATCACCAAACGTACAACTCCCTCCAACATGCGGGAATACGGATCCACTTTGATTTCCAGCGCTCCCCACTGACCTATAAAGTAGTCATTCCAGTTACCAAAAACAATGCCGAATTCATCTTTAGCGGTCTGCAAGCCTTTAGGCAGGTTATTGGTGCGAAGCGCTTTATATCCGTTAAGAGTACCTTCACCCTTATCGCCAAAAATGAAGCCTCCGGCACCGGAAGCATCTTTCACTTTAGTTTTGGCCTTACCTACCAAAGACGGGTGCATAATGTAAGCCAAATTACCAAAGAGCGCATTGTTGATATCCGCATTGGTTTCCAACTCCACAATTTTAGCCCAATCCATGACACCGTTAATGGCCGGCACTGTCTGAAACAGCCCGTCGGGCGTATTATCATTGTGAGCGTGCGTACCAAATGCGGTTTGCTCAACCTTTTGCGCAATAGCAGCAGCCAACGTTTGTCGAATAATTGCCTCAACCGAAGTATTTTCCTGGACAAGCAACTGCTCGGAGATATCAACATAAGCCGTCAGTCTCTTGGGTTTATAGGCGTCACCTTTGCTGAATTGCCCGGCACCGTCTTTGGCTTTAGCGTTTTCACCCTCCCAGAAAACATTGGAACCGCTATACTTCGGCCAATAAATATCCCCCTGTAAACCGGTCATAAATCTGGCTCCCGCCTGAGCCAAGACCAAAGAGGATTGAAGCGGCAGCAACAATTCCTGCTGCTCCTGATCAATGACCACTCCCGTAGCCGATTCGGTTGCCGCCGTAAACATTGCCCGCTTCTCCAAGCTCATCGGGATTACCAATGAATTTTGAGATGACCTCGTTACCCCTGCGCTATTATGCAGGCGCGTTGCCGCCTCAATAACGGAAGCATCCGCATCATGCTGTCCCTGTCCGGAAATATAGTTGGCCAATGAACGACGGAGAGAAAAGCGTTCCTGACCGGGTTCTACATGGGGAGTCCCTTTACCTCTGTTCTCGGCCTCCTTGGTTGCAATCTCCATATTAATGTCAGTCATCCGGCACTGGATCTCTCCAAGTTCCGTATTTTCGCCCTCGTTTAACATGCGTTTTTCGGCTCTCGCACCATCAGTTATCGCTTTAGCACGGATAGAAAGCTGGGTTCTTTCGTCTTTTAAATCTGTAATTGATTTTTCTCTTGGCATAATCGTTAAATTAATTATTAAATAATTTTTCTATATTCTCGTAATATTCATCCAACTCTCTGGATTTTCTCTGTTCTTCCTGTTTACGAAAATCTTCTTCGGCCTGCTCCTTGCCTCTCATATAAACCGATGTTTTGCTATATGCGGCATTATATACAGGCGCGACATCATATAAATGACCTATTTTCAATATTGTCCGCTTCCATGTTCCATCACTTTTCTTTTCCCAAGTCTCTTCCTCTACATCAAAGCAAAAAGAACTCTCGGTGATCTCGCCTCTCCGGATATTTTCCATCAGCTCATCTCCGAGCCCAGTCTTTGGGGCCTCAAAACGGTATCTCAATCCCTTGCTATTAATAGATAATGTCAACGAGCCGGTCCCCCGATTGCATCGGGCAAGAATCCCCCGACTTTGGTCATGGTTTAGCAACGCAAATACATCACTTTTCTCAATAACACCATCCAGAGCTCCATGCTCAATCACCTCTTCAAAACTTAAACCGTCCGAAGACACGCCAAAAAGCAAAGCATACCCTTCAACGGTGCGCTTTTCTTCGTCTGACACCACTTGATAGGCAGTATTTCTTATTTCTCTCTTTTCATCCATAATCAATCCTTTTCTTCATTAACCACAGAACTGTCGGACAACTTGGAATTTTTATCTATGACAGGGTCGGCTACCGCACGATCTAATGTTTGTGTATTGACTTGCACAAAGGCTTTATCTCCATTTTCTAATCGGGGCAAATTATTCTCCCGGCGAATTTCATTGGGTGTCATCCCTGCAACATAAAACATATCCTTTGCATATGCGGCCTGCGCCTTTTTGTCTGTACGCAAAATTGCCGATGTATCAAATTCAGCCAATATCCGGCCACGTTCGGATTTAAGAAAAACTTTCCGATTGATCTCCTGCTCAATCTTGGTAATGACAGCCAGCACCGTATCCGTCAGGTATTGAAGCTGCGTAGCCTCAACAGTGGAGTAGCTCGATTTAGACAGGTCAAAAGCCTTAACAGGAGAGACGGAGAAAAAACGGCATAAATCCACCACATTAAACTCCCTGGACTCCAATAGTTGCGAATCCTTGGGACTGATAGTGATCGGCTGGTACTTCATATTCCCTTCAAGCACAGCAATGCCATTGGGTTTCCCCCCTACAGAAGAAGTACGATTTTCCCAAGTTTCATAGATCTGGTCTTTTTGTTTTTTATCCAAGCGGCCCTCAAATGCCAAGATACCCGCCACGTTACCGCCACCCTTAAAGAATCCTGCGGCATGCGCCTCACTGTCAGAGGCGATACCCAGCGTTTGCCGGGCATGGGTCAGCGTAGACACCCCAATGATTCCGTCATAAGAAAAGTTCAATACGTGAATCATATCCTTAGGCTGTACCAGATCCTTAAACCCTGTAATCCTGTAACGTTTTCTACGAATGCCTTTCGCATCTACTATCCATTCTATACCTACTTGGGAAGAAGGAACATAGATTAGTTGTAAATCCGTCCCATCCCTTTCGATATAGGCATAACCGTTACCTGTTAAAAGGACTGAGGCCATCAATGTTTTAAAGAAGACGTACCTGGTCATGTCTTCATTAGGCTCTGTATTCAGAACATGGTAAGCCGGATGCCATTTACACTCCTTCTTAAAACCTTCTTCATCCAATTGATAGGTTTTTAATGGCAAGACAGCCACACTGTCAGAAATCAAGTCCACACACCGATAAACAGTAGAAAGCAACATTGGCTTATCACGGCTCAACAACAGCGATCTTCCACCGGAACTCCAAGCAGCTATATTAGATACCTCCTGTTTGGACGCTTTTCTAATCTCAATATTTAGAATTGGTATTTTCATTGTTTTCCTTTTACCATCTAACCAGAAAATTGTCCGACAGTTAATAGAATTCCCCGTACCGCGGAGACATCAGATAAATGCCAAGGGCTTCCAGCTTGGCTATTACTCCGTCTATTTTCTTCTCTTCAAACTGCTTCGACGGTTTGGTATTTCCATTCCGATCCCGTGCCATAATCACATTGCGGAAACAATGCCGGTTAATGACATTGTTGTCAATCACTGCCCGTCCGGATAATAGCAAGCGCTCCATTTCCTTTGTGGGACGGTTAAAGTTTCCCAATGCTTGGGAAAACTCCTCCATCGGCAACCCCTGATCTGTGGCGTTGATAACAAACTGTGTTGCGTTCCATGCATCATAAGCCACTTTTTGAATGAAAACAATCTCCCGGATACGCATCAGGTCATTGAGTATATAATCATAGTCCGTTACATTGCCCGGCGTAATGGTAATCAATCCCTGCCTACGCCAATCGCCATACAAATCCTTAAATCGTTTTTCTTGTAGCGCCGCCTCTGGAAGATAATACAGGGTTTTAAAGTAATATTTGTCCTGAGTCGGAAACATAAAACTCATACAGGTGAGATCACTCGTACTTGATAAGTCAATACCTGCATAGCAATCCATGTCCCGGAATTGCTCGAAATCAAGATTGGCAGAAGCGTTAAGGATGTAGTGATCCGGTATCCAAACAGTTTCCGCATCACACCACATATTGATATTCTTCGTTTTGATTCCAACTTCTTCTGAAGGAGAATTTATTGCCTTTTGAACCTGTTCCCTCAAATATTTAGGCTTTACTGTGACCCCTAAATTAGGATTACTCTTGCCCCACACTTTTTCATTTTTCCAATCATCCCCTTCATCTAAAGCATAAATCAAAGCAAAAAGGGTATCATCTTCTTTCAAGCCCTTCAACACTTCCGTACACATTTCACGAAACTGGTAGCATGGACCCAATTTATCAAAACCGGCGGTAGTGATAATGATACTCATCGGATCATCACGCATACCCTGCCCGGATTGGAGTACATCTTTCAAACCTGAATTTTTAGCCGCATGGTATTCATCAAGTAAAAACATAGACGGATTAGGACCATCTAATTTGCTGGAATCAGCGGCAAGCACTTTCAAAAACGACAATGTTTTATCGAAGTTTATTTGATCGCGGAAAGACACAAGATACCGATGCTTAGGATCAAGCCCGGATACAAAGTTACGGCACATTGTAAAACTAACCTTTGCCTGATCTTTACTGTTAGCCGCCAAGTAGACTTCCGCAGCCGACTCGCCATCGGCGATAAGATGATATAGACAAAGTGCAGCCGCAAAAGCCGACTTGCCATTTTTACGGGCCATCTCAATGTATACAGATGAAACCAACCTGCACCAAGAGCCATCCTCATCTTTTTTATAGAATCCGTAGATACTTGCTACTGCAAACTCTTGCCAAGGCAGTAACGTAAACGATTTTCCGGCATGACGACCGGTGTAATGCCTCAACAAAGAAATAAATTCAATAGCATAATCCGCCCGATTCTCTCTAAAATCTATATCATCCCGTTCAAAAAGAACATAAAACCGTTCGACGGCCTGCTTAATAAACTCTCCCACTACAATCTTGCCATCTCTAACATCAGCGGCATATTGATAGTATCCTTTCATCGTCTCTCACGGGCCCCTTTCTTTAAAAATTGGTCTAAAGGAGAATCATTTTTATCTTCTGATTTCATAGCCTTAATATTTCCACGGCTTTTAATAGTCAAACCATACTCTGTCATGATTTTCATTACCTGAGCATAGTTTTTAGTGGCAATATTTTGAGCCGGATTAGCTGCTTTTTCGTATTTTATCTCAATAACGGGGCCTTCTTTAAGCAGGATATCAGTTGCCTGCATATACATCTCGTAGCTGGTTGCAAGCATTCTAATAGCTCCGAGATCAATATTCTGAATAGCTTTTCTAGCATTTAGCTCTTTTACCACATCCTTTATAAACTTCTGTGTTTCATCGGATAAATTATCGGGCATTACAAATTTCACCATATTCTGTTTTTTATAATAACCACATGAATGTCCGACAAATAAAACGTTAATGCTTTAACAAATTCAAAATTTGAAAAAATTCCGTGCGTGTGAAGAAGGGTTGGGCGAGGTTTCGGAAGTCGATTTGCTCAAAATTCAACCCCATACCCGTGGAACAATATTAATTCGATTTTAACACATTGTTTCACGAAAACACTGCCGTGGAACATAGCAGACTGCGTTTTAACATATAGTTCCACGAAAAGTGGAACAAAAAAGCCCCACCTTTACAGATGGGGCCACAAACTATTGCTTAGTTATCGTCAAAAAACAAAAGCAGCAGCTTGACTTATCTTCTTACCTATATCGGTCAATGCACCGGCCAAGGTTTTTAACTCAGCATCATTAAACCGAATGGGCTTCCCGTTGACAATACTTCCATTTAAACGTTGGTAAAACCACTGGGGAGACCTCTTAAAATATGTTTTGGCTAATGCTGAAACAGAGATAAACGGCAACACCGATTCCAACTTCTCTCTTAGTAATATTTCATCCGCTTCTTTGTTGGTGTCCTTGATGCATTCTATCAAACCTTCCGCAAACTGATCCATATCTTGATCCGCCAAAGCTTTCATCTCTTTGTCTACTGCCTCAATCTCCGCTTCGGTATTAGCATTGGCAAAGCGTTCCTTTAGTCTTTCTATATCTGTCTTCATAACTTCTTTATTTAGCCTCCCTGTCTTTCAAGGGAGGCGGTTGACAACTTACATTTCCTTTAACTTTTTAGTTAATAACTCGATTTGATAATCAAGCTCTTGTTTATAATGCCCTCTGTCCTGTAGCTCTTTGTAGTAGCGAAGGTAGAACAGCAAATCCTTCTCTAACTTTATCCGTTCTTTACTTACCGGTTTTTCTCCCATATTGCTTTTGTTTTTTGACACTACAAATATAATAACATTATTGTTATTAAGCAAACATTCCAATAACTTTTTTGTTATTATTTTGAGTTATGTATATTCTGATGGCATTGCTTACAAAGGCTCATTAAGTTGTCATAATCGTATGCTAATGATTTACGCTGTAAAGGATCATTCGTAGTCATGAATGATACGATATGATGAACATCCTCAGCCGGTGTAGCCAATCCCTTTTGCCAGCATACCTCACATAGAGGGTTATTCACCATCTTCCATGCTCGAAGCCTGCGCCATCGCTCTGAATTATATATCTTACGACGGGCATCATCATACATATTATTGCTCTTCTGTTTCCTCTTTTTGGGTTTGTAAATAGTCGGCATATGGTATTTCTCTTAATTGTTTAGAATCTTGAATTATCTGAAATGCTATCATTTTGTAACGATAGCAAAAGTGTTTTATAATATCCTCTTCCGATTCTAACAGGCTGGCCTCAACATCTTGAATGACATAAAGCACCGTGTCCTGAAAGATGTCCTCACGAGATAGTGAGCCATGAAACGTATCGAATTCGACACAACAAAGCGATCGAAGTTTAAGATAATTCTTTCCGATTGCTTCGGCCACCTTAGGATAATAACTATTTCGCTTGTACCTGTTTCTCATTTAGAATCAGATTACCGGAATCATCCGTTATTTCCCTCAAACTGCGCGCAACCATGCTCCTGATTACAACTGACATATTGACTCCCATTTTCTCAGATACCTCTTTCAATAGCATCCAAGTATGTTCATCAAATCGGACTGACCTTCTTTTGTTTCCCATTCCAATACGACTTATTAATCCTCTAAAACATATCAATAATTATAATTCGCCCGCTTAGGCTGATCAAGCCGGCGGCTATCCGTCAGCCGTGACAACTCTTCCTCCTTCCGGTGTATAGAAACCGTCAGGTTATTACGGATATCCGAAAGACGCAACCACTCTTCCAAGGGAGTGTCTTTAGCTCCCAGCTTTTCATTGATCCGGTCTAACTCTTCACTGCTGCGATTAATTTGACTACGAATACACAGTATCCGATCCTGTCTGGTTTGAAATCCACCCAGACCATTACTATCTATCGTTGTTTCCATTACTGTACTCTATTGAATTAAATCTCTTATCTTTTCCAGAAGTTTTTCATTGGTAATTATATAATTCTCTTCTATTATATCACATAAAAATCGTTTTGCTTCATTTTTATTCATATCACATAGAGTAATCGTTTTATGATCAATCTGGATATTTCGTGTGCTTATTTCTTCTAACAACTCATTATCGCTAAGATCTTCCAAAAACTCGTCACGATAATCATCCAAATCAACATCAACTTCCGTTTCTATTGTTATAGTTCTCATTTCGTTTCTAATTTATCTTTGTTGGCTTCCAGTATTTCATCGAAAGAGGGAATAGGCATCCAATGTGTTATACCTAATCTTTCTTCATTAATGTTTGCACCTGTTTCCCATTCTCCTAAATTTGAAAGAAAACAAATAAGGTATCCATAAGCTCCTTTAGTTAAAACCGTAATGTTGGATTCCGGTAACCGTTCCTTAACGCTGATCCACGGTGATTGCTCTGCCTGCCAATTTGCGCCTTGCACAAACCCTACTTGAAAGGTATCTTTAACACTGTAACCGTGGTTATCTTCCATTCCCCACGCTTCACACATTTCTTTTGCTCTTTCTTGAACCGTTTGTTTCATATTCATATCAATTATAGCTATTAGTTACTGTCCATATTAATAAAATCGATCTCGTTTACAGCCTTTAGAACTCTTAGAATGTCTTCTTGAAAATCTATAACCTATTGATCACGAATTTTCTTCTTTATTTCAATCAAGGAAAGTTCCTGTATTCTTATCAGAGCCGGAATATCGTATACCAACTCAATTATTATTTCTTTCTTTTTCTTCATATCTTTTTATGTTATTGGTTAATATTCTCCGTCCGATGCACTCTTACTTCATTGTACCAGTTCCCTTTATATTCGCGGGCTTCAACGGTAAAGTTAACTCTGATCTTGTCTCCTACTTTGGGAGGGTTCTCAACAGGACCATCGAAACTGCAAACGGAAAAGCGCATCTTGCTGTGATAACGTTCGCTGGTTTCCATGATGTACTCTCTCTTCTCCCAGTCTTTACCATCCCTGGTAACTCCACCGGTGGATGGCAGCTCCACCAAAATTCTACCTTCTGCTTCACATTTCATATATTCAGTTTTTAAATTATAATTTATCAGCCCTTATAAGTCGGTTCCCGACAACCCTGCGGGCTGTATAGGACAAGTTGCCGAAAAGTGTTAAATTTTAGATTTTAAAAATGTAATCACCTAATTTTCAACATTTTAATTGCGCGCCATAAGGTGCTTTTTGTGTTTACATATAAAATACTGATTTTCAATATGTTATATTTTTCTGCAAATGGGCGTAAATATCCCTGTCTGGTAGCCTGATAAAAGTTTGTCCTTAAATTCACGCTCCATATCACCGATTTCCTCCACGTACTTCTCACGCTCTTCCGGCCAGCTACGGGCAAAATTGCGTATAGTCTCCCATTGCTTTTTAGTCAGCTTACCCGAAAGATAAAGCTTCTTGTAACGCTCCTTGTACCGGGTAACTCCTATCCGGTATATCTCCCTGGCCCTTTCAAGCTGGGACACCTTTACGCCCTTGGCCGCAGACAGTTCTCTGGTAAAGCATATTTCTGACCAGTCCTTATAGAATATACGGCCGATCCTCGACAAGAAGAGGTTGTCCGTTAGCTCCATCAATGAAACAGACTGGTGCTTGTATATCGTTTCGATACGAAGAATGTTAGCCCCGACATTCCGTCCTTTCTCCCCGGCCTCAAAGCTCTTATCATAGACCTTCAGGATCTTCCGGAAATACTTGCTTTTCTCCGTTGTCTGTTGCTTGAACGCCGAATAGTTGGCATCGTTCCAAAGGAGCTTTCCTGAGACTTCATACATCTGTTTTATGTAAGAATCGGCAGGAAGGGACATCTTCATTGTGATACCTATCTCGTAATACGTTACCACGGCATTCTCAATCCGGACACATAGCCTCAACAGCAGCTCTTTGATTGTCCTTACAGCCATTGCGAAAGTTATCGGGCGGCTGTTATCCAGTTTCCCGGTCTTTCCCTTGGAATAGAGCTTGCAAATGGAACACGTACACCGTAACCTGTTACCGCGAATCTCGATGAAACAACCGTCAAAGTTGGCGTAAGCGGTAGACTTGTAATAGACTTCATCACCCTCCGTGCACTCCTCCAAATAGTTTCGTAAGACGATCGTCTCAATATCCGCCGTATCAATCGTTGCCTTTATGGTTATCTTGTCGAACATCTCTTCTTCTCTATAAAATACATACACATTCTAAGACCGGTTGATCGGGCGCAGTCATGTATCGGGCAATACACCATGAAATTCTCAACCGGGCCGGCGCGTCTGCATTGCCGGCAATCACACTTTACCTTCTGCCTGATTTCCTCTTCTTTTCCCTTATTCTTATTCATCGCCTTGCTTTTTGATAGGTTGATGCTTTCAAAGACTTACACCTTCTGCATTCAGAACTGAAGGTGGAATAGACCTTCTCTCCCCGATTTAAAGTTCTGGGGTAAAAACGGTGAAGATAGTACCACTCGCCACAGATGGAACACCGTTTCATTAAACGACCGTCGGGGGAAGTACGGTAATTGTTTCTTTCCCGTCGATGGACCAACCGGCAATTTATACACTCTTCGTCCGTAAGTTTATACCGCCTGCAATGGGATAAAGACTTCTTTCCGCATTTGGCGAATGCCTTGCAATCAATACGCGGGATGGTTTGGGAGATATTCATTTTTCGATATTGAGAAAGTTATACAAATAGCGATTGCTGAATACGTGATAATATCAATTTATTAGCATCAGCAAAGAACTGCTTCTTAATCTCGAACCCGTAAGCTTTTCGTCCCAATTGGGCGGCAGCCAATAAAGTAGAACCACTACCGGCACACGGATCTATGACTACATCACCCTTGTCGGTGAATATTTCTATCAATCTACGAAGTAACGGCACCGGCTTTTGCGTTGGGTGCACCTTGGGAGTCTCACCGTCCCGCACCCAATCGAAGCAGTTGAATATCATCCGTCCGTCATTGTTGAACTTAGGGAGTTTGTCTCTATATAAAAGCAAACCATACTCACAGTTACCGACAATCTTCATGTTTGCCTTTAAGACTTGTGCGGAGAAGTCTTTTCTAAACACAAGGTTTATGTAATTATTCAGCCCGTAACGTTTCCCGAGTTCAATGTATCTGAACTGATCTTCAAATTCACAGAAGATAATCATACAGGGAGCCTTACCCTTCTCCTTCGGTTCTTTCATCAACATTTGGCTACAGAAGTGCATAAACTCTGCAGGTCTGAAGTCTTTATCTGTATCAAAGAACTCTTTGCCGGCCAGATCGCTTTCGCCATTCTTGTTATCGCCATCGACATACCAGGAAGGATTGGAGGCGTAGGCGTTGTTTCCAAGATTGTAGGGTACATCTGCAATGATTAATTGTGCTTTGGGAATCCCGTAAACTTTATAATTCTGGAAATGATTATTAAATAATTCGATATCTTTCATTACTCAACCTCCTTTTTAGGTTCCCAATCGCCCGACACCTTGGCCCACTCCCTGAATGACTTGTCGAAGCCATCCAAATCGCCAAACATATCCATCTTGGATTTATCCGTAGTTACAAGTGTGGCGAACTCTCTGAAATAGCGGTCAGCACATTTCACAAAGTCATTATGCAGCTTCTTCAGGTTTCCAAGTAACAGACCCTTGGCCAACATGACATCGGATGCTTCCTCTATCAGGCTGTTTGCCTCGCAATTCAACAGATGCGCGGCTGAGAGGAGCATATTCATTCTGTCTATACTGCCATCTTTTACGGCTGTTTCAATTAATTGTTTCTTTGGTTTCATAATCATATTTTCTTTGTTGATTTCCTGCATCTAAGCAGGGTTGATTTTATGATGATCGCCCTATCTGTCAAGATGGTGGATTCATTCGAACGATGCAGCAATGTGCGCTTCTTAATTCCTATGTCGTTTTCATCCAGATGCTCAAAAATGGCACTGAGAGAACCGAAGTAGTAGTTCTTCTTTTTGAAGATCAAATACACATGTATCACTTTCATATTTTCAAAAGTTCCATATATGTCATATTTGGCGTATCTGCTTCTCTTCTTTCAGACGTTTAACCTCGCCCTGATAATACTTGATCATGACACTGTACTCAAAATCGGAGATCTTATTTGTCTGATTCTTCATGGATTCAAGCAACAGAACCGCAGGTTCACCGTATTTCAATATCAGACCACGGCGATACCCCTGCATGTTGCCTTCATCGAAACGATTGCACGATCGGCATTGGGCATTGCAGTTCTTTTCACTGAATCGGGTGGACATGTGCTGCCTGTTTATGTAATGCCCGCAATCCGCCTGATCCAGAGGCAAAATCCTCCCACAGGAGATGCACTGAAATGTCCCGTCTTTCCTGGCGTCACGTAAACGGATAAAGCGGCTGAACACAGTATCCAACTTGTTCTTCAGATTAGGAGACTTCTTCTTTAAATCAGTCGTTTTCTTTTTCCACATCATGCCTTTGAGTTATTAAGCGGTATTGTTCGTCACTTCGAAAGCGGATGGCGTTTTCGTACCAGACATCATTGGCGGCCTGATACGCCTGTACACCGTTTATACGGTCTTCATCTATCAGTCGGGCAATAATGGCGGAACCTCTATAGGCGGTATCCCAGAACAAAGCTAAATCACCGATCCTGGGAGTCTGCTCTATATGGTCCGTTTCCTGACAGAAGAAATCTGAAAGATTCTCCGGTTCAAATGTGATTATTAACCTATTGTCTACAGCCTCAACAGAGGCATGCCGACATTCGGGGGGAATACTAAAGTTTTGTATCTTCATCTTATTGGTCCAGTTTTATTCTGTTAAGAGTCATACGGAATCCATTTAGATTCCGTATGCCAGCTCTTTTATTTAGCTATCTTCAAAAACTCAGGAGCAATTCCATAAAGCGGCGTTTTCCCATCCCACCGGTCAATGAACTGCTTATAAAGAATCTCTTTCGTTAATCCCCTTGACCGGATAATAGCCTGCTCGGTTTTCAGTTGTTCGAGTTCATTAAGCTTTTTCTGCTCCTCAATCTGCTGGTCTAAAACCGAAATATTAGTGTTTACCTCATTTCGGCTATCAATCTTTTCCTTAACCTTATCTGAAAATTCCAATTGAGCGGAAAAGGTTAACAATTGCAGTCCACGTTTATCAAACTCTTTCTCAACGATTTGCTCCAGACGCTTTTCAAAGACAAGCGATCCGCCATCTGCCATAAGACTGTCGGTTTTGTACTTCCGGCTCTCTTCCTTTATAAGATCGTAGATGCGGGGTTCTAATATGTTATCTTCCAATGACTGCATAAAACCGTCTTTTCCGGTTTCCGTTTCGGCTTTATCAATATGTTTGTTATCAAATACGACATCTATAGCACGACTCTTTATTACCTTGTAAGAGTATGAAGGACGAGCGCTAAATTCAGTATTATCAGCCGCCTTTAATGTTACCGGTGCACTGAACTCTCCCCGCTGGTCAAACAACGGAACCTGGAACAACTCTGTCCCCCCATCCCACGTTGAAACCCTGCCGGAGACCACCTTAAAATCTTCCTTGCCTTGCTTGCCGTAGTTTTCCATAAGGACGCCGGCATAGTTAGGGGCAACTCTTTCACATGAAACCAATACAAATAATAAGGTCATAAAGACCAACATTAAACTAATCAACTTTTTCATTTTTGATAATTTTAGTAAGTTTGTAAATAAAGAAAATTATTGTGGCTGTAATTATTGCCACGCCCAGCCATGCGTGGAGATGATTAAACACCCTATTGCCGATAGCGATGCCCACTATCAGGACTGTAAATGGCTTGATATACTTATTCATATCTATACTGATTTGAATTTAATAGGCGATTGAATCATAGAACTGCCGATTACGCAAATACTCCTTTACCACATCCGATGAAGTGGCACGATCACCGATACGATCATGGATGTACTGGTACTTCTCAAAACTCATACCCGAGAGGATATCATCATTCATCTCTACATTGCCGGCATAGATGCAACCGGCAACCGTAACTATGCTTATGATGACCGTAAACAGGTGCTTGGAAAGACTATTCATGTTCTTCATCGGTTCGTTTATTTTTAAGAATAGAATCAATATCACTTATTTTATAGCGACGCTTCCCGCCTATCTCAACAGGACATAAGTATCCCTTTTTGTTCCAACTCCATAAAGTACTACGATTAACACAAAGCATCTTTGCGGTTTCATTGACGGTTAAATACTCTTCATCCGACTTCATATTAGAGGCCAAAACCTCTTTGATCGTCTGTTTTATAATATGATCCGCAAACTCTTTCAAATCAGTAGATTTTATTGTTACACTTAAATTTGAATCACTACTCAGTATTTCTTTAATGCTCATTTGTTACCTCCTTTCCTCACTGATTACCATTCAAAATGTAGTCATAAAGCCTCTGAGCATCTTCTATCCGGAGATACACCTGGTCTTTATTGGTCTGCTCTATGCAGTATTTACGAAGTTCTATATCACTAAGAGATAAAGGTGGAGTAATGGTGCCTTTAGGCGTGGCGCTTTCGGGGCTGAGGCTGGATTTAAATATAGTCCCTGATTTGAGATTAAGCCCTTTTTCGAACTCATATAGTAAGTGTTTTGCCTCATTGTTATAGCCACTATCAATCGTATTACTACATCCTTTTACGGATTTGTCAATCGTACTCTTCACTTCCTCAAACTCTGTACGGCGATTAATTTCGGATTGGTCGATCGAGACCTTTATATCGCAATATTGATAAATGATAACCGCCCCTAACACCAATATGAATGCGGCGATTAATGCTAAAAAGATAATTGTTCCTGTAGTCATTGTTATTTCTCCTTATTGTTTAATTATCTATTATTTATCACGTTTCACAAATAAACTATCACCATCTGTTCGTGTAGAGAAGTTCATTCCTTCATCATATGCCAGATTCGAACATGTAGGTCTTACAGAATTTCTTTTGGAGCGAGCAAATTTTAATTCTTCGCCCACTTTCATGTTTTTTAATAGGGCTTTCAATTCCCCTCTTTTACGTTTGTTAGTTTCCATTTTAGCGTAGAATTATGCGCCCAAAGGGGCGCGGGTTATACTTATGATTTTATGTAATTAAATTTGGCCATGTACCTTTCAGCACCTTTCATAGACTTGAATGTCTTACTCGAAGAAGCTGTTACTGCTATATAGCTAAGATTACCATTGTATTCATTTACCGCGATTGCACCGATTTCTTCACCATTTGCTTTTTTGTAGTCGATGATTGCTTTCATAATTCTATCTTTTAAATTTGTTATTTATTTGTTGATTGATTAACTTTGATGCGACAAAGATAAAACTTTCTATTCAGACTATTCACAAATTGAATAGAAATACTATTCAAATAAACCTTGTTTAACTATTCAAAATGAATATAAAAGAAAGATTTGCGGAGTTTATTCAATATAAAGGATTAAGTCGCAGGAAGTTTCAAGAAAAAATAGGAGTTTCCAACTCTTATATACAGAATATATCAAATAGTATTGGGAAAGATATACTGAATAGGATTTCTATTCAATATCCAGAATTAAATACAGATTGGCTACTCACTGGAAAAGGCGAAATGCTTAAAAATTCTAATGCTGGGGTTAACATCAACCAAGGTGGCGGAAATATCATCGGGCAAGGTAACCATAATAACATTAAAACAGGCAATGTAGTTAATGTTGCCTTACCTGATGCCGGAACACAAAAAATAATAAAACCAGATGGAGAGATAGAAGTAATAACAACCGAGTCAAACACTTCTATGCTTGACACTCTAAAAAGAGAAAATGAAAATTTAAAAGCTGAAGTTATGTACCTAAAAAACACCATAACAACAAAAAATGATCTAATAGACTCTTTAAGAGAAACTATAGACATACTCAAAAATAGATAACAGATTTATATTACAAACCAACAAAAAGCTAACCGATATGAAAAAAGAGATTCTATGCTTTGGCGCATATCCCCGAACCGCCCTGAATTCAATAATAAATAGGGGGCGGCATAGAGTTTTTGTACCGCGTATCTTTTTGCGGTAAATTAATGTAATTGTTATATTAAATATATAGTATCATGACAGAGTCGATTTTTACTGCGCTCGTTATCACGGCGGGCGTTTTGCAATTAATTATGGTGATAGTTTTCTTGGTTATGGCATATAACCTTTCAATGATAAAGAAACAGATCGCTCCATCAGGGGAGGAGTTCAAGTCCCGGTTTTATTCCCTTTTGCTATCCGGGAATAAAGAGAAAGCAAAGGAACTGTTGTTTGAAGCTATTTCAAAAAATGAATATTTTATAGCTTCCGCCTGTTCTCCTACGGAATACAGGATATTTAAAGCCAAAAGTGAAATAAACTCTATTTACAAATGCGAGTTAGAAGCCTTAGGGATAGAATCAATTGATTTGTCAATATTGGAAATAAAATTATAAAAGAAGGGTAATATCATTAGATACGAAGCACAAGGAACGGCCGTAAAAATTGAATAAATAATCAGGTTTAAACTAAATCAGCCTCAACCCGGAGGGTAATAAATTCAAAATACAACATATGGAAAAGGATAAAGATATACGCTGGATACAGCGATACAATAGCTTTCACCAAAAGGATATAGTAGATAAATAAACTAACATAATTATTAACCTAACGCTTTAACAATATGGAATTAAAAGATTTTATAAAAGGAACAATTTCTGACATAGCAATGGCTATTAAGGAGCTAAATAATGAAGTATCAAATACCGGATTGTTAGTAAACCCCGACAACCATGAGCAAGACAAAGCCGGAAATTCCTCTTTCATTGGGGATGGGCGAATCATTAAAGACATAGAATTTAATCTATCGCTTAGCGCATCCGATATAACAGAGGCAGGCGGAGGGTTAAAAATCAATGTACTAAGGGCTGGAATCAGCAATGAAACCAATAACAGCACCGTTAGTACGATTAGATTTTCTATACCTGTGGTTTTCCCTGGATGCCGTGCCCCTAAAAGGGACTACAGCGGTTGAGGGTAATAGGGTTTGGCATCCGGAGACTTTCCTGTTTTCACGAACTGATACATAAGATCAGCTAATGCGATAGGAGTACCTTTTATACCATGCTCGTTCCCTTTAAACCAACTGAAGCATTCTACGGACAACTCTATACACCGAATACGTAATTCTTCGTCTGACATAATTAATAAAGTTTTTAAGTGAATATACAATATAACCACTGCGTTGTCGGACAATAAATCAATATGTCTATGAAAATTATACTTATATTATTATCACTTTTGACTCTTTGTTCATGCGAAGAGCAAAAAATAACAGGAGCTTTATTTTCAAAAAGCTTCCTACAAGGATTTATTGATATTAAAGAAATTGCATCCGGAAACATAAGCAACAACGATGAATTGTATTTTATGTTTCAAGGTGAAAATATTGCCAGGGGAAACCCGCTGTATGATGAACTTTGCACTAAATATGGTGATGTCAGCTATAATCGCTATATGGTTCCTTTCTCTAATCCGTGCCTAGTTGATACTATTACTTCACTTGATTTAATATGCAATACCGATTTTGACAATAACCATAAAAAGGGAAGTTCACTAAATGATATTGCAATACTGTATTATTCCTCACCATTGGAGTTTATAAAAAGCGGGTATAAAGAATATCCTAAAACAGAAGACACAACACCCGCCCCGTATAGACCCTCTAAGGAATACTATCCTTATTCTAAGTCATTTTCAGATTTAAAAGGCGAAGAACTGATTCTTTTATATCAGATGGGTTATATTAAATTTCTGGTACACCCATTACAAAGTAGACAAAGTATCACTTTTAGGGTGCAGACAAAATCAGGAAAAACAATCTCAACTGATTTTGAACTTAACTTTGCCCCAACAAGGAAATAA